GTATATTAGAAGAGTTTATGAAATCTGTAAACAAGAGGAAATGACTATCGACAAAGAAGCTCTAGTTGAGTTTGTTAGACGTAATTTCCCAGATCTAAGAAGTACTCTAAATAAGTTACAAGGATATAAGACACAAGGTACTAATAATATCACGGTAGAAGATGTTAAGAAGTTTAATTCTGTATACAAAGATGTTTTTGACTTGATATTCAATGAGTCAGATCCAGCTAAAAACTATCAGCTTCTAGTTAGTAATTATTCTAACAGAGTTGATGACGTTTTGCAATCGTTAGGTGAAGAATTTGTTGAATATATACAACAAGAACGACTGCAAAGTGTAAAGCATATCCCGCAAGTAATTATTTCGGTTGCTAAACATCAAGCTCAGAGAGTTCATGTTATAGACCCCGTAATCACAATGTTAAGTTGCGTTTACGATATTCAAGGAATTGTTAAAGAATAAACAAAATAGTTGCCAAATAATTTTTCTATGTCAGATATTTTTCGTATATTTGTATAGGAGCATAAAACATAAAATATGAAAGTGGGAAAACACACACTATTAATCGACGGAAACTACTTCGTATTCAGTAGGTTATTCGTCTTGCCAAAGCCTAAAGGCGGTGCACTTCTACTCGGTGATGATAAACAGAAGTCTCAGTTTATGAGAAAACTAGCAATTGACTTTGCATCTGAAATGCGTAAGCTTAAGATGTTTGTCGATGATGTAGTTTTGACAGTAGACTCTAAATCATGGAGAAAAGATCTTTACCCAGATGCACAGTATAAAGGTACAAGAAAACAAAACAAAACCGTAGATTGGACTGCAGTCTATGAAGTCTATGAAGCATTCCAGCAAATTGTTGCTAAGAAAGGTGTAACTGTACATCAAATCCAAGGCGCAGAAGCAGATGATGTTATCTTTGGTTGGTCAACAATGTTGAATGCCAGAGGTAAATCTTGTATTGTATGGACAGGTGACAGAGACCTTATTCAGTTAGTCAACTATTCTACTACGAATGACGCGCATACGGTATGGTATTACAACACCAAGAAATCTCTTTATGGATATAAAGGCTTTGAAGATGATATGGCAGAGTCGGCCTCTAAAGACATGACAGAGGATGATATGTTATTCAATATGGGTGGACAACACATGATGAGAGATGCATATCAAAGAGATATTATGTCTTGGGTAAAAGCTAACAAGATTGGTATTACAGAAATTGACTGTGATGAATTTATCTTCAAGAAAATACTTGTCGGTGATAAATCAGATAATATCCCATCTGTAATTACATGGCAGAAAGAAATGAAGAATGGTAAACTTAGAAACTATTCTATCACAGATAAAACTGCAGAGTCTATCTACAATCAATTTATTAAAGAGTATAAAGACTTTAAGATTGACTACTTATTCTCATCAGAAGCTAAAGACAAACTATCCGATATTATCTACAGAGTTGTCGGCCATAGTTCTCTAACTCTAATTAAGACTAATCTTACTAAGAATATTGGTCTAATGCTTTTACATAATAAGACTATTCCAGATCCAATTCAAAAAGCTATCTATGATGCTATTGAAAAAGATTGGGAAGGTGCATTAGAGAATAAAGAAGGTCTATTTGAAATGGATAAAATCCTAAAAGATACTGATTGGTTAGAAGGTGCAAAGAAAAACAATTTTGCCCCAGACCCATTTGTAGGTATGGATATTCCAGAAGAGAAAGAGCCTCCAATGAAACTTGTAGGTAAAAAGACTAAGAAGTCTACTAAGAAAGACCCAACTAAAAAACTATTCTAATGACACTAAACGAGCATTTATTAGTTGAAGAAATTTTAGCAGAAGCCAATGCTTATGGATTGAAGGAGGAAGTACAGAGATGGGCATATAAATTCATAGACGAAGGTTACGGTATTGAAGAGGCATATCAAATGGCTTTTCAAGAGTGGTGTAAGTAAACTTTTCAACTTATTAACGTATAATTAATATGCTAGACGAAACTAAGCTGTTCGACTTTGTGAAGATAATGTTCACGAAGCCAGCACACTATAAGAAAATAAAACAACACAACAAGAAGAGACATCACTTCATGATTAATAGATTTATGTCTATTAAATATCCTTCTAATGCTCAGATGTTTAATATCAATGGTATTAATGGTGGTAATGTAGTCGATAGTTGGTCCATGGTTGCTTCAAGATTCAAATCGGTTCCTAGATGGTTTTATACAAAAACTAAGAAGGCTAAGAAAAATGTGGCGGATAAATATAATCCAAGCGATAGAGCAATAGAGCTTTATATGAATAAAAACGAAATAGGTAATCGTGAGTTTGATGAATTAAAACTATTTGTTAAAGATCAATTATACGCTGACCTTAAAAAAATTGAAGAGCAAATAGATGTCTACAATAAATGATACATTTTCAGAGATAATTGACGTTACTCTATATAAGTATAACTCCATCGACTTAAAACTTTGGGGTATTATTTTAAGAGGTTATACTAGTCAAATAAATTCTGAAACAAGTAGAGTGGTTTCGATCACTAGAATGAGAGATTATCTTTCCACCTACTTTAAGAGTGATATTAATAGGTTCCATGCTGTAAGTGATACTACTATTCACAAAGAGGCTACTTCAGTTTATTTTATTTGGCAGATATTCGAAACAATGCCAAATTTAAAGTATATCAGAGTTAATCTAAATACAAATTCTAGTTACAATAGAATTATTAAAGTAGACCAGGCAAAAACTATTAAATATGATGTAAAAGTTCTTAGAGGTTTCATTAGAACTTTCGATATGTTCCATCCTAATGAAGTTGGATTAGTCAATAGAGTCTTACATAAAGCTGGATTGCTTGAATTAAATCAACACTTTAAACTAATTAAAGTTAAAGATTTTCTAAGTCAATTAGATTTATATCTATCAGAAAACAATAATGCTGAGGTTTTCGGTGTAACAAACGCATTTATTTCTAGATTAGAGGGATATGAAGCTGATAATCCTGAAATGCTTTTAATCACCGATAAAGATTCAGATATATAATAAAAAATAGACTAAAACAGTCTTTACATTAAATGGTAACTAATTTTACTGCAAATCAAATAGGCGATCAAATTTTCGCTAAACTTCAAGAACCGTATTTAGATACACTAAGGGTTTTATCTTGGAATGTTTTAGCGGGCGTTAGCTCAGTAAATACTGTCGGTACTTTACAGATAACTGAAGGAAATACCGACATAATAGGTACTGGAGTTAACCTAGATTTACAGGTTGGTGATAGAATTCTAGTAGGTTCTAATGTTCTAGAAGTTGCTACAGTTCCAGTAGGCAATGGGTTTACGATTACACAACCAGCTACATTCTCTGCATCGGCAGCAGAATTCTATAAAGTGCCAGATGCTAACAATAGATTTTCTTATGAGTGGAGATATTCTCAAGAAGGTACTGTAAGTGATGGTGGACAAATGTCAGAATTTAGTCCTCTTAACATTAATAATACTCCAGAAGATTTATTAGGACATACTTTCGACCCTACAAAGCCACTCTGGATTGATATTAGGGCAGAAGTTACAGCTCTTTCAGATTTACATACAATTAGTTTATTTAGTGTAACTTTTGAATTAGAGACTCAAGCAGGAACAATTCAATCTTGTCCACAAATTTGTAATGATTGTACAGACCCATATTTAGATGGATGTACTAATATTGTAGTAGATTGCACAGATCCTATTTACAACCCATATAATTTAAGTAAACCAACTGCTATCTATAAAGAGATTACAGATCTAGCAGCAAATATGTGGGGACATGAAACTAAATATTTTAGAGTAGAACCAGACAAAAGATCGAAAGATGTTGTCCTTATGGAATACTCACTATATAATGTAAAACAGCAGGGAACAGTTAAGATTATGGTTCCTGACAATGCAATGCCAGAACAAACTTTCAATTTTGATATATTTGGCATGGGTTGGGAAGACTTTGAAATTCATATTACAAAAGGTCAGATGGAAGCTGCATTTGGAGCAGGTATTCCACCAAGAGCAAGAGATTACTTATATTTCCCTCTAATGAATAGAATGTATGAAGTTGCTTCGGTTTCTTTTGCAGATGAATTCAATATGGAAATGACTTATTGGAGAGTCATGTTAAGAAAGTACGAAGAGAGAACTTCTACACTAGTTGGAGACGATGCAACAGGACAGGCAATTCAAACAGAAATGGACGACTTAACAGTTGGCCTAGAAGAAGTATTCGGAGAAGAGTTACAAGCAGAATATGCACAGACTAGTAAACCAGAACAATATCAAACTGTATTTAGTCCAGTAGCAGATGGAATTAGAGATAGAATTCATAATAGTCTAACTATTTCAGATATGGAACTTAGAAATAAGTGGACTATCGTTTCTAAAAACCATTACGACCTATCTTCAATTAAAGACCAGGGTATTGAAGCTCTAGTTTACAAAAAAGTTTCTACTCTAGCTGCAGATAAAAATTTAGCATTTACAACTTGGTTCCAGCCTAATATGACTTCTAATGCTGGAGAACAAGTTTTATTTGATGGACAATTGGGTAATAAAGGTCTTAAGTTAGCACTTAACACAACTAATATAAAAGCTTATATAAATGACCAAACATACCAGTTTGATTTTGGAGTTAATCCTGTGATGGGTCAATGGTATGGATTAGTATTTAACTTAAACAACTCATTTGGTCAAGTAGCATCTTATGTTTACAAATTAAATTCAGCTGGTAATAGAACGCCTAATATGCCAATTGAACAATCTTTAATAGAAGTAATGAATGACAAAAAGGCGATTACTGCAACTGGTTGGGTAACAGATAAACAATATTCTCTAATGCCAGGTCAAATGAAGCAGACTAATATTAGATTATTCAAGAAAGTTATCGGTCAAGGTCAACATAGAAATATCTTACAGCAATATGTTGTCAGAGATAACCAGCTAGCTGAGATTATTGATAACGCAATTCCATCAATCCAATTAAGAAGGTATAATCAAAGCAGATAATTATAGATATTCAGATCTAGTGGATTTTGCTAGATATATAGAATATAATATCATATTATGAGTGAAAAGAAAAAGACAATATCCGAACAAGCAGATCAAATAAGACAAGAGTTAGATGATCTGATTGGAGATGGAGTTATGGATGTGGAAAGCGATCCAAAAGATTTACCTATCCAAGCTAGACCTACAGATTTAGCACCGATAGTAAATTATACAGAACTAAAGGCTGGTGCAACTAAGAAAGCACAGAAGACTATTACTTCTTTGATGAAATTCTATCTGGATGCAGATATTATTGAAAAAGACGAATATATTCAGGCTAAAAAGAAAATGGATGAGATGACAATGTCTTCTCTGATTTATCAATTACAAGCAGGTGAAAAAGCTCTAACCACTCTATTAGAAACAATTGACTCTGGTGAATTAGCACCAAGAATGTTTGAAGTTCTTGCAACTCTACAGAAGTCAATGTTAGATATTATTAAATCTCAGACCATGTATTTAATGGCTGCAGAAGAAGGCACGAAAAGAATTGCTAGAGATATTGAGATATATCAACAAAGAGCAAATCAATCTGCAATCGAAGGTGCCGGTGGAGACGCTGGTAATAAAAATATCCAAAGAGGTACAAAAGACTTAATGGCTGCAATTCAAGCAGGTATTCATGGTGCTTCTCAAGAAGAGGATATTGAAGACGTAGAACCAACAGAAGAATAAATGTCAGACGGAATAGGAGATAATAAATGGATTCCCAAAGAGGAAGGGCCACAGGCAGCCTCGGAGAGAATTGTCTGGTCTACCAGGCAAATCAACGACTTGTTGGTTGCTATGGACCAGGGTTATCGTCCTAAGATTAAGTTGCCATTCTACGAGGGTAGACAATTTCTAAAGAAAGGTAATATAGTATTTGAATATACTGATGAGGAAATAGCTGAGTTAGCTAGATGTGCCAACGATATTGTCTATTTTGCAGAGAAATATGCTGTGGTAATGACAGATGAAGGTATTCAACAGGTAAAACTGAGAGATTATCAGGTAGATATGTTAAGAAACTTTCAAAATGAAAGATTTAATATCGTATTAGCATCTCGTCAGATGGGTAAAACAGTAACAGCATCTATTTTCAATGCTTGGTATTTAACTTTTAATATGGACAAGAATACTCTGTTACTTGCCAACAAATCTGACTCAACAAAAGAAATTATTGATAAAGCTAAAACAGTTATTGAAAATCTTCCATTCTTTATGAAGCCTGGTATTATTAAATACGATGTCATGAATGTAAGATGTGATAATGGTTGTCGACTAATAGGACAGTCAACCACAGCAAAATCTGGTATTGGTTTTACAATTCATAACTTATATCTGGATGAGTTTGCGCATATTCATCCATCAATCGCAGATTCTTTCTACGAGAATGTATATCCTACACTATCCTCGTCGAAAGTCTCAAGAATTACAATTACATCTACGCCAAATGGATTTAATAAATTTTATCAAATCTATGCTGCCGCAGATAGAGGTGACAATGAATATCTAGCGACAAGAATTGACTGGTGGCAACATCCAGACAGAGATGAAGAATGGTATGAGAGAGAATTAGCGAACTTAGGTTCAATTGAAGCATTTAATAAACAATATGGAAATGAATTCGTCAGTTCATCTAACTTACTATTAGACCCGGTCGATATGAAGAAGATGAGAAAGAGAATGAAACCTTATGTTCACCATGAGTTCGATCAATTTGACTATATCTCTATTGATACAAAAGGTTTCTTAGAATGGGACCCAGCTTTTGATATTGATACATGTAAAGACCCAGAAAACTTTTGGGTATTCTCAGTAGATATTGCTGAAGGTAATGGTGGTGACTCATCTGTAATTAATATCTTTAAGGTAGATCCTATGAATGTTGATGAAATCAAAAACGTATTAAATGCTGGTGCGATGTATGATTTCTTTAAATTTACACAAGTAGCTAGATTTAGATCGAATGAACATGTAATTGAAGATTTTGCAAAGGTACTTTATACTTTATCGGTTGATATATTCTACTCAGAGAACGTAAAGATGATTGTGGAGTATAATACTTATGGTACAGTGTTATTCCAATATCTAAGAAGTATCTTTCCACAGAGAAATGATTTTGATGATGAAATGATAGTTAAATTTAAACATCGACATGATGCAAGGACTATTAAACCAGGAATTAAACTAAAATCTGACAATAAAGCTATCTTCTGTCAGAATTTTGCTAAATTATATAAGATAAATAGATTAGATTTAACAGATGAAGTAACAGTAACAGAGGCGTCTCTATTTGGAACACTACCTAATGGAAGTTATGGAGCTCAAATGGGACACGACGATGTGATTATGACATGTATTACTGCTACCGAATTTTTTAATACAACAGACTATGCAGATTTTGTAGAAGAGCTTCTGGATTTCATAGATCCAGACCTTCATGATGAGATGGAAAAGATACTATTTAAAGATAATGACCAAGCTGGAGATTTACAATATGATATTTATGACCTATTGAAATAAATTTACGAAAGCATAGGGATATATAATAAAAGAATTAAAAAATAAAAACGAACAACTATGGCATTAAGTCCCAATTTATTACAGTTCAAAAGCTCAGGCGTATATCGTCTAGAGTTTGACAAGTCACAAACCGTAAACATCCCTGCGGAGACTATTAGACTAGTAGTAGGAAGATCTAAAAAAGGTCCTTACAATACTCCAGTATTAATAGAAGATGTAGAACAATTTACACAAGTATTCGGTGGAATTGACAAGTCGTTAGAAAAGAAAAACATGTTTTTCCACAGATCAGCATTAGAATGTTTATCTAGAGGTCCTATCCTAGCGTTAAACCTTACTACTGCAAGTACGCAAGATAAAGTTGCAATCTTCTCACCAGTTACAAATGCTGGTATCGAAGGACTTTCATCAGTACCAGTAAATGGTTCAAACCAGGTATTAAAGAACTACAGTGATGTATTTGATACAGACAAGTTCTGGGTACCAAACGATGAGAAATTACTATCTGCTGCGGATCAAGACACAAACCACGGAATTTCATTTGTAAATATCAAACAAGATCCTATCTCAGTTATCATTAGACAAGCTGGAGATGTTAAAGGTTTTGAAGTTACTGCAAGAGAATGGTATGGTGAAGCAAACATTCCAGAAGGAATTGAAGCTGATGAGTACGTATCAGACTACATGGTAGATGTATTTGTATTCAAAGGTAAATTTGACTCACAAGCATTAAACAACGATCCAACTTACGGAGAGTTCTTTACTTCTAAAGGTTTAACAAAAGATCAATTAGCTAAATTCGTTGGATTAAGAGAAGTGACATTATTAGCACAATACTCTGGTTCATTAATTCCAGAATTTATGGATAACGAAGGTAGATTATTATACATTGAAACTTTAATCAACTTAGAAGCAAGAAGAACAGGTTTATTCTGTGCTATCCAAGAAGATGCACTTCCACAAATCGACCTAGTAGGTAATGGATTCAACGTATACCAAGATTACGAAGTTCTTTCTCACAGAGTAGAACAACTTGTAACTCCATTGGTTGCAGACTTTACTCCATTCGGTGGAAAAGTACAGGTTGATGGTTCAACAATGGTTATTCAGGCTACAAACCTACAAGGTGGTGCTACATTTGATGACCAAACATTAGCTAACTTACCAAACCCAATTGTTGCTGGTAAATTCTTAAAAGCAGCACAAGCTGACGAATATGTAAGAATTACATCAGTTGCAGTTCATGGATCTATCGCAGATGCAGTATTAATCACTGCAGATGGAGACATCAGCCAACAAATTGGAGTTTATGAAGAGTATTCAGACGCTACTGCAGGTGCAACATGGACTTCTGATGTTCAATACAGAATTGACGATAACGGAAACTTAGTATTCGAAACAGCTCCTGACGCAGTTGGAGATACATTATTAGCTGCAGGTGCAAACGGTCCTAATACTTTCTTAGAATCAGAAAATTCAGGTGAATTCATCGGAATCGGTATTATTAACGATACATACCAAGATTCAGTCTTTGGTGGTGGTTCTTACTTAGTATCAGTAAACGGTGGAAACTTAGGATTCGCTTCAACACTAGTAACTAACGGAGGAGTACTTCCTGCAAACACACCTTTCTTAGGAAAGAAATCAGCAGTAAGTGATTCATTCTCAGTAAACAATATTGAATTAAACGCTAGAGCGGTTGCATTTGAATCAGGATGGACATTCGAAGATCAAGGTGCTGGACAATTCAAATTCTACAAAGATAACGTAGTAACAGATACATTTACAAAAGATGCTAACGGAGACGTAGTTATCAAAGTCGGTATGTATGTACCAGGTGACGGTGGTAAATTATCTAGAATCAAGAAGATTGTTAAGTCAGTTGTTGGTATAACTACTATCTACACATTTGAAACACACAGACCAGTATCTAGTAATCCAGTATATGCATACAAGAGATTCGAAGATGCTGCAGGCGTTTACAAAATGTTCCCACTTGATGGAGCATCACAATCAGATAAGAAAATCGGTGGACTAGATGGTTTACTATCAGCAATCAAGCCAGGTACTGGTTTAGGTAACGCATTAGTAGACAAAGACAATATCACATTCAGATATGTTGTTGATACATTCGGTTCATTAGAAGATGGCGGTCTATTAAACAAGGAAGAATTATCATTCCTATGTAAAGAAAGACAAAATGCTTCTGCAATTCTTAACGCACCAATGGTGAAAGAATTCAAAGCATCTACTAACCCATCATTCTTAAATGAATTCAGTGGCGCATTTGATGTAAACAATGTCGCAACTGGTGGTAACTTAAACTTAAACCCAAGTGCTTTATATACTTTACCTTCAATTAATGAAGGAGCAACGTATGCATTCTACTACGGTCCAGGTTTAAATGTTATTGAAAACGGTAGAACTAAGGTGATTCCACCAGCTGCTTATATTTCAAATAACTACATTGACAAATTCTCTGACGCTCTGCCATGGTCAATCATCGCAGGTCCAAGAAGAGGTGTTGTTGGTGGAACTGGAGTACAGTCATTAGAATTTGCGTTCGACAAGAATGATAGAGACGTACTTGAGCCATTCGGTTACAATCCAATTGTATTCGAAAGAGGCGTAGGTTTAACAATCAAAGGAAACAAGACTGCACAACAAGGAATTCAGTCAGCTCTTTCTTCAGCTCACGTAAGAGAAGTATTAATCTTCATTGAAGACGGACTAGCAGAAATCCTTAAGAACTACCTATTTGAGTTCAACACTGCTCAAACTAGATTAGAAATTAAAACTTTAGCAGATAACTTCATGGAGTCAGTTAAGAAAGACGGTGGTGTATTCGATTACAGAAACATCATGGACTCAACTAACAACACATCCGAAGTTATTGATAACAACATGGGTATCTTAGATACGTTCGTTGAACCAGTTAAAGGATTAGAGATTCTAGTATCGAGAGTAACTGTACTTAACACAGGTGAAATTGCATCAGGAAACTTTGCGTAAAAAACGAGAATATATAAACTAAATAAAGAAAATAAACGATATGGCTTTACCACATTATTCAGAAGACCAAACTAGCAGAAAGGGTAAGAACTTTGAACCAGTACAGGCTAACCTATTCGAGGTAACTATTTTACCACCGGATGGCGTGTCAGGACAGGCGTTATTCTTACAGCACATTAATTCAATCGCAGGTTTGGAAACACTTCATAGAGAGGTAGCAGCTGTCGAGCAGAAGTATAAGTTCTCAACAAGATCTTACGCTGGAATGCCTGATGGAACTGCTGTTGACGTAACTGTTAACTTCTCATTAAACTTAAACGACTCAAACCAGGCTTATATTTACAAGTCTATGAGAGAATGGTACAGAAAACAATACAACCCTGAGACTGGAGAATTGGGTCTTAAGAGAGATTATGTTGGTACAATTGTTATCGTACAGTTTAACAGAGAAGGAGATATTTACAGAAAAGTAACTCTTGATGATTGTTTCATTACATCCGGCCTTGGATTTACAGGTGAATTAAACTATGAAACTGCAGATGCAGCTACATTAGAAGTTACCTGGAGAGCAGATGTTTGGAATGAGGAACTCAATTAATAATTGAATTAAATTAACAAAAAAGAAGGTGTTTCATACGCCTTCTTTTTTTAACCTTAAAAAACATAATATAATATCCTAATAATAAGAGATTATGAGCGATAAACTAACAAAAAAACTTCAGGTACTTTTAACTGAAAATGAAGTTCGAGAAGTCAATCGTGTTATTTTAAATGATGCGCTTGAACAAGAAGAACGCCCCATTTCTGTCAGCGCCTTTATTAGAAATTTGATACAAGATGAATTATCTAAAAGGAGCGTAGAACAGAAATCAATAATTAAACAAACACTTAAAAACCTAAAAGACAAATAATATGAGTGATGAATTAAACAAAATGGATAAAGAGCGAGAAGAGGCAGCTGCCAAAGCTCTTGAAGCAAAAGACAGAGCTAACACCAAAGATAAATCTGACGGTTCTGATAAAGCAAATGCTATGGCCGCAGCCGTAGATAAATCAGGATTAGGTAGAGTTAATATGGATGATTTTGGTCCAGAAATAGCTAGACCTTCAGATGAGGTATTAGGATGGCATGTTTTAAACTTAGAAGATTTACCTTCATTAGGTAAATTCTATCCTGCAGATTCAATTATTAAAATTAGATCTGCTAAAGCTGCAGAGATTAGACACTTCTCTACTATGGATGAAAACAATTACATCGATATGGAAGAGAAACTAAACTCGATTGTAGAATCTTGCGCTCAGTTTTCTGCTGGCGATAAGAGGCTTTCATACAAAGATATTTTAGAAGAAGATAGAATTGTTCTATTACTTTCTATTAGAGATCTTACATTCCCAGAACCTGAAAATAAATTAATGTTGAAAGGTAAAACTGAAAAAACTAAAAAGGCTGTTGATATTGAATTAGCAACGAAAAACTTAGTTCCTTCAGTTATTGATGAGCAAATTGAAAAGTACTACTCTACAAAAGAGAGAACTTATGTAATTAAGACTCGTTCTGCTGGAAATATAAGAATGAAGCCGCCAACAATCGGTGTTATGCAAGAAATTACTGCATATCTTAAAGACAGACAAGAAAAAGAACAAGATTTCGATAAAGCATTTATTCAAGTATTACCTTATATGCAGTCTGACTGGAGATCTTTAAATCTACAAAAGATTTTCACGATGGAAATGGAATATAAAGGCTGGGACGAGAAAAAGTTTATGGTTGTCTATAGATTAGCTGAAAGAATGAAGATTGGTGTACAAACCAACTTAGAAACTACCTTCGATGGAGAGATCGCGAAAGCCCCTCTTGACTTCCCAGGTGGCATCAAGAGTCTTTTCATTATTTCAGATCTCGCTGGAGAATTACTTTAAGACTAAGTTCTACCTGGGTATTCATCTTAGGATGCAACCTTCAGAGATTGAAGATCTATACTACTACGAGTATTGGTATTACGTCAAGAATCTGTCGGAGTATATTAAGGCTAAGAATAAACAACAGGCGGATCAGCAAGAACAACAGGAGAAACAATCGGCTGCTACAAGAAGTCAATACAAAACTCCTAAGATGCCCGCTGCTCCATCCCTCAAGTCGCCGTCAATTAAGATGCCGAAATTCTAGGGATATATAATATAGTAATAGGAACACCACGTAAGTGGTGTTCTTATATGCTTAAAAAAAACTACTATATAGTTCATGCCAAATAATTTCATGAAGTCAATATCGGGTGCCTTCGACAGATTAGGCAATCAAACCGATGAGTTACAGACTATTTCTGAAAATACGGCTTCTGTTGCCTTAGGTGGCGACATGTATGAAAGAATAGACACACTTACTACCACGGTTACTGATATAGCCGAGGGTAAATATAGTGGTGGTGCAGGTTCTCTTAAAGAGGCACTTGCTCTTGCTATTGTAGCGCCTTCAATTAAGACAGTAGGTTTAGGTTTACAATTTGTAGTAGATGCAATTAATAATTTAGAAGGTTCAGGTAAAGAAATTAACGAGAAAACTGAAGCCCTCATCGGAGGTCTAACCAAGTTAGGCGATGTAGGACTTTCAATACTTAAGTTTGCAGGCTATATGGCCTTAGCAACACCTCTTCTAATTATCGCGGCAGTCATGTCTCCGATATTAGCCTTAACATTATTTCTTATTACTGGTGCTATTTCACTTAGTACCAGGTCTTTAACTAAAGAAACCATGGAGAAGCTAGATAATCTACCACAGGTAGGTTTAGGTATCTTAGCACTCATGGCATCTTTAGCTCTAACATCATTGTTTATTGTACCAGCAATAAAAGGTATGTTTGCAGTAGCGATAATACTGCCAATTATGTTTTTAGTCTTAGCACTAGCAGGTGTTTTCGTATCTGAAAAAACACAACAAGTAACAGATCAATTATTAAATGCAGCATTAGGTATATTAGCAGTTACTGCTACATTAGCTATAGTGGGCTTATTAGCACCATTAGCATTTAAGGGTCTAATACCGGCGATAGCAATTGTGTTAGGTATTGGTATAGCATTTGGTATTATCGGTATATTTGGTGAAAAAATTGAAGACGGTGCTAAAGGTTTACTTTTAGCGGCAGGGGCGATCTTAGGTCTTGCGGTAGCACTAGCTCTATTTAAAATTATTTCACCACCAATGGACCAGCTTTTAAATATTGCTATGATAGTAGGTGCGGTTGGAGCAGTATTCTTCATTGTTGGTATATTTGGTAAATTTATTGAAAAAGGTGCTAAAGCTCTATTATGGGCAGGTCTAGCAATAGTAGTCTTAGGACTTTCTCTCTTAATTCTAGCTAAAACTGTAGGTAATTTATCAGGTGAAGAAGCCGTTAAAACATTTGGAGCACTAATTCTAATTGGTCTAATCGGTGCAGCATTCTATCTAGCAGGTACACAAGCTGTAATTATAGCACAAGGTGCCGGAGCAATGATACTTGTTGGTGTGGCTCTGATAATCCTATCAGTTGGTGTTATGATAATGAGTAAAGCATTAGGTGAAGATGGTTGGACTCTAATCGGACAGACAATGGCTCTAGTTGGAGGTCTCGGTGTAGCAATGGGTGTTGCAGGTCTTGCAGCTCCATTTATTGCCGCAGGCGCTGGAGCAATGATAGTAGCTGGTGTTGCATTATTAGCAATTGGTGCAGCAATGATGGTCTTAAAGAAATTAGACTTTAAACAAATGACTAAGTCTGGTGGTATCTTAGGTCCATCTGGTGTGAAAACTAAAGGCTTTATGGGTATCGGTGGTGGTAGAATGAAAACCAATTTAGAACTCATGTTAGAGTCAATTGCAGTTTCATTCATGTTAAATCCATTCCATGTAATGGCAATGTATGCAGGTGCACCTGCTTTAATAATGGCTGGTGGTGCTCTGATTATGATAGGTAAAGGTATTGCACAATTCCAAAAAATTGCTAAAGAAACTAACCTAGAGACTTTAGGTAAAAACGTTGACAACATTGTATTTACATTAGCTACTACTTTTGGTAAGATAGGTACTATGTTCCCTGGTGGACAACAATCTCTATTTAGTTCTATCTTCGGTGGCGGAGGTGGTTCTGCAGTTGCTCAAGGTATTTCATCTACAATGGGTATGGGTAAAGCCTTAACTGGTATCGCAAGAGGTATGCAGGCAATGGCGAACTTAAGGTTCCCAGTAAAATTTGATAAAGAAGGTAATCCTATTGAATTTGAATCTATGGATTCAGATGCTCCACAAAGAGTTGCTACAAATGCTGCAATGATTACAGGTACATTAGCAACTGTATTCGGTGAAATAGGTTTAAAATATCCAGGTGGTCAAAAATCATTATTTGAATCTATATTCGGTGGTGGTAAAAACTCACCAGTCGCAGATGGTATTTCTGCAACTATGGGTATGGGTAAATCTCTAACTGGTATTGCAAAAGGTTTCCAAGCGATGGCGAACTTAAACTTCCCAACAGCTTATGATAAAGAGGGTAAACCAATTGCTTTTGAACCAATTGATATAGAGAAAGCTATTCCAAAGGTACAAGCTAACACTAAAATGATCGTTGAGGGTCTATCCGGTATATTTGCTCAAATCGGTAAAAATCCAGATGCAAGCGACGGTTCATGGTGGGGTGGAAAATCCACTATTGAAAAAGGTGTTGCAGTTGTACAAGGATTTGGTGAACCACTATTAAACTTAGCTAAAGGTGTTCAGGCAATGGCAGAACTTAAATTCCCAACAGGATTCGATAAAGATGGTAAACCTACAGGGTTTGAGACCATTAAGGATGTCAAGGGATTAAAGTCTAAAATCGGTGCTAACACTAAAATGTTAATCCAAGCACTTGTAGATACATTTATACAAGTTGGTGGAACTGATTTAGGATCTAATGGCTGGTTTTCAAGTAATGATTTTGAAAAAGGTGTAGACATTGTAAATCAAGTTGGTAAACCATATAAGAATTTAGCAACTTCCGTTACAGAGATTCAAAAGGCTATTGGTAGTATGGACACTCAAGCCTTTAAAGGAAAAGTAATAGACATTGTTAGTGTATTCACAGATGAACAAGTAGGTGGTAGTGATATTGAATTAATGAACAATAGAAGATTTTTAATTGATTCTATTGGTAAATCATTTGAAAAACTAGGCCGTGCTGTTCCTCCAATTGCACAAGCTCTTGCAAGTTTTAATGGAGAGCAAGGTAGAGCATTCTTTAACGCATTCGTTGGTCCAGTTGATGAAGGTAACAGAGCAAATGGTTACGCGCAACAGAACCACATGTGGAAAGCCATAGGTAGTGCAATGGTTAAGACTAAAGATTCTCTACCAGGAATTACTTCTGCTGTCAATGAAATGGACATGGACAAACTAGTAGAATCTAGAAAAATGTTCGAAGCACTTGCAGTTCTAGGTGAAGGTGGCGATCCTGGTGATATACTTGCACAAATGGGTGAATCACTTGAAGAGGCACTTCAAAACTTAGCAGATATGCTATCAGAATTTAAAGGTAGTGTAGAAGAAGGAGTTGCAGCTCAAGGTGAAGCAACTAGTGGACTGATGGGAGCTGTTAAATCTATTATTCCAGGTGGCGGCGGTGGCCAAAGACGTCAAGCCAAAAGCGATAACGCAGATGTCGTTAGGGCTATCTCTCAATTACAATCTACTCTTACTTCTACTGGTATTAAGGTTAAGAAAAGTAAGGGCGGGTTCTTCTCATAACAGTAAGATAAATACTTTATGACACATATTTGTGCACAACCATCAACATTTTATTATGCGTGGCAAGTAGACGCAATGTTATTGTCTTTTCAAAGAGTTGGAATTAATCTTGAGACAGTACATATTGTATCGGTAACCCACAGCGGAATAGATCCTCATTTTAGAAAGATAGAACATAAATGGTCTAAGCTCGGTGTAATATTTACATATTATGAAGATACAAGAGGCGGGTTTGACTATATCTCATCAGTTAGACCTCATATTCTAGAAAAGCATTGGAAAGCATTTCCACATTTAGAAAATCAAAATATATTCTATCATGATTGTGATATAGCACTGACAAAATCTATTGATAATTTAGAAAACATGTTAAGTGATGATATAGTATACCTATCAGATACAGTATCTTATATTGGTGCTAAATATATTGAATCTAAAGGCCATGGCATCTTTGAACAAATGTGTGAGATTGTAGGTATTGATAAAGACCTAGTTAGATCTAGAGAGGCAGATTCAGGCGGAGCTCAATATATTCTAAAACCAGGTATTACTGCAGAATTTTGGGCTAAAGTCTATAAAGATTCAGAACAATTATTTAAACAAATTACTGATAAAAATAGTACACTAAGAAGTGATGACTATCATGAACTTCAAATATGGTGTGCTGATATGTGGGCAGTACTTTGGAATTTATGGCTAGAAGGATATGAAACTAAAATTGTGCCAGAGTTAGATTTTTCATGGGGTACTAGTACACATGATTTATGGAATAAGTATGCAATCTATCATAATGCTGGTGTAACTACAGAACAATCAGGCCAACCATTCTACAAAGCGTTATATATGAATGGCAAGAGTCCAATCAATGCACCTAGACCTAGTAACAAGTGGGCTTCACAGAGATATTATGACCTAATGGTTCAATCCTGGAATGAAACTATGGAATTCTAACCAGTATAACTATAAACATAATTTATGATAACCAGCACAACATCACACTACACGAGTTCAACTATTAATTCAGCAACTTACAACTTTGTAGATAAAACTCTGACTATTAATTTTAAATGGGCAACTTATGTCTATGAAGCAGTTGACGTAGCAACATGGGTTAACTTTAATTCAGCAGATTCTCAAGGTAAAGCACTGAATGAATTTATTAAAGGTGAATTTGAATATGATAAATTATTTGATGAGAATATAGATATTAAGACCGAGCCTAAAGCTCCTGGTAGTCTATTAGATGAATTACCACCTGCTGACTATCAATTAGATAATTAATATGATAAAAAGAATTTTAAAAAGAATTAAGAAATGGCATGCCTATATGGTGTGGATAGAAGAGCAAAGAATGAAAGCTGCTGAATATTCATGTAGTGCAGGACCTCTAATGTAATTATGACAGATTACCAACAATCAATAGAGAACTCGTTTCAAATTTTAACAGGACAAGCAACTATAGAAACTATTTGTGTAGCACTAACTCTTCATTTTCAAGGTGAAGATGTTCCAGATGCATTTCCTATCTTTTTTATAGAACCTGGAACAACTCCAGATCCAGATCAAATTGATAGTATGATTGACCACTTTGAATTCTATGAAGAATATGAAAAATGTGCATGGTTATCTGACTATAAAAAGAAACTTTAGTTAGAATTAGAGTATAAATTACAAACACACTTAAAAATGACAAGGGCAAGTATCGTACAAAGGTTATTAGATAAAAAGCAAATTACTGCTGAGGAAGCTGTAGTTCTACTAAAAGAAGAAACTGCAACACCTGTTACATATCCAGTATACACACCTAATCCTTATTTTCCAGAAGGACCAACTCCAACAAGCCCACCACCAGTTTGGTGTCAAACTACAACCCAAGACTAAATTTCAAACCAATTTTCTAATGAAAAAGTCGAGCAAGCCTTTTAAGGCCCAAGATGACGACGATGCCGACCGTCGCAAAAAGCTGCAGTTTAAAAAGAGAAAGCAGCAGCAACGTGAACAAAAGTTTAACTATAAAAAAGTTAGGTCTATTACAGATCTAGATGACTATGAAGACGAATATAATTTCTGAAAAACCACTAATAGTAAATTACTCAGATATGGATGAAGAATCATTCATGCACTTCCACGTAAATCAAATTCTAAGGGACTCTAAGGATGTCTCCAAAGGAGTTTACGGATTATGCAGGGCAGGCGCGTTTGGCCGCCTGGTACATATCTTAACAAGAGCTGGAGCCCCTGAACCTACTATTGTCAATGTTATCAACGATCCAGAAGCAGAATTGACCTATGAACTCGAATAAAGAACAACCCGTATTCATTTTTTGGGAAGAGAGTTGGAATGTACAAACTGAAACATCAGACAAACATTCTATATAACTACTAAATCAGTTATTATGCCAGAGTTAGCGGAACTCAAATTCACATCAGATTACGTCAATCAAGTATCGGAAGGTATGACTTATATTGGAGTCAAAAAGAATCCAATCCATAAGTGCGAAGATATTGACCAAGAGTATTTTAATAATCAAGAATTTACTATTACTTCAGAATCTAGAGGTAAAGAGATGGTTCTTACTATGGAAAGAAATCAGGTACAAATGCCTATTCAATTTACGATGGGTATGACTGGTCATTTCAAAGTTACAAATACTGGCCAAGAGCCAAAACATACTCACCTATTTTTCTACAGATCA